GGCTTGCTCTCGCGCCCCTACTGCTGGCGGTTCGAACCGACCGGCCATAACAGAGCGACCCAAGCCCGACCATTTTTCTGAAGGGGTCCGCCATGCCGACAATCGGTTCTCTCTGCACCGGTGTGGCTGGACTCGATCTGGCCGTTGAGTCCCACTTCGACGCCGACCTGATCTGGGTCTCAGACAACAACGACAAGGCCAGTGAGTTCCTCAGCGTCCGCTACCCGGACGTACCAAACATCGGGGACCTCCGTACCGCTGACCCGGTCGCCTTGGAAGTCCCGACCATCCTGACCTTCGGTTTCCCCTGCCAGCCGGTATCCCAGGCGGGCAAGCACAAGGGCACCGATGACGACCGTTGGCTGTTCGATGACATCTGCGGATTCATCGACCGGCTGCCTGACCGACCAGAACTTCTGGTGATCGAGAATGTCCGAAACCTTCTCAGTCACGACCAAGGCCGCACCGCTCACCGAGTGGTCAGCCAAGTTGCCGCCATGGGGTACGACCTCAGGTGGGGTCTTGTCAGAGCATCCGACGCCGGAATGCCTCACCGACGTGAGAGATGGTTCGCAGTTGCTGCCCACACCGACTCACTGGGTTCAGGACGAGGTGAATCTCGATGCCTATCTGGAAAGACGGCAACGGGAGAGGGCCAAGGGCCGCAACGGCAACGGCTTCGGCCTCACCCTCGACATGGCGGTCCGCCTCCTGCCGACCCCGACCCGTCGGGACTGGAAGGGCCGCAACCAACGGAACGACATCACCTGCTTGCCCGGAGCAGTTATGGCCCTGCGTGCCAACGCTGGGAACTGATCTCCGGCCAGCCATGTCCGCCGCCCCTCGATGACAAGGACCGGCTCAACCCGGTCTTCACCGAATGGGCCATGGGCTTCGAGCCGGGCTACGTCACCGACGTGATCCCGACCCGGACCCACAACCTGCGCCTGATGGGCAATTCAGTCTCACCGCCTCAGGCCGCACTGGCCCTACAACTTCTCACCTCTTAGGAGGTGAACATCCATGACTCGACCGAAGCCCGCCGCTACCCGCACGGGTCACGCTTCGACTACACCAACCATCAACAGGTCCGCAGTGGCCGTCCTCACCCCTGACCCTCCCGCCGACCTCGGTGGCATCGGTCAGGACTTGTGGACGATCCTCTGGGACCTGGGTCGTGGCGTCTATCAGACGACAGACCAATGGGCCATTTCCAGATGGTGCTCCTTACAGGAACGCCGTCAGGAACTCCTCGCCGTGGTTGCGGCTGAGGGGCTGATGACCGTGGGCTCCACCGGGCAACCGGTCGTCCATCCGGCCATCCGCATGGTTGACACCATCGAAGGGCGCTTGCCCAACTTGGAAGCCTCACTCGGGTTGACGCCCGAGAGTCGCCTCCGACTCGGGATAACGGCGGTTGAGCACATGTCCAAGTTGGACGCCTTCCTTGAGGGAGGTTCCTCAGCCGCCTAGGAGGGCGCTACATGAATTCCGTCTTTGGACCCCTTGGCCGACTCGTCTACAACAGGACGTACAGCCGAAGACTCCTAGACGGAACACATGAGGACTGGCCCGACACCGTCCGACGGGTCGTGGCTGGCAACTGTGCCCTCGTCCCCGATGAGTTCATCCAGCCTGGGGAGCGGGAGCGGCTCACCGACCTGATCGAATCAATGGCCCTGCTACCCGGTGGCCGTCACCTCTACTCGACCGGTGTACCGGGAAGACAATTCTCATTCAACTGCCACCACACCGGTTGGGGCGAGCGTCTTCGGGACCACTGTGGCTTCCTGATGAACGTCCTGATGACCGGCGGTGGCTCGGGTTCGTCGTACACAAACTCCGCCATCGGCGGTCTCCCTCTCCCGGCGGGCGAGGTTGAGCCCCGGTTCACGGCTCCCACCCATGTGGACCGTGCGGAGTTTGCCCACCGTCTGTCTCCCCCTTCGGCAGGCGGTGTGGTCTATCGGGTGCCGGACAGCCGGGAAGGCTGGGTCGAGGCACTCTGCCGACTAACCGACCTCGCTGAGGACGGTGGGGGCACCATCACATTCGACATGACCGATGTGCGGCCCCGAGGGTCTGCCATCAACGGCTTCGGGGGCACAGCCTCTGGCCCGGCTCCGCTCATCGAACTTCTCATCAACGTGGCCGATCTCCTCAACAGGTGCGTCGGCCAATCCTTCACGTCCATGGACCTGATGGAAATCGACCACGCCATCGCTGCCTGTGTCATCGCAGGGAACGTGAGAAGGTCCGCCAGACAGAGCATCAAGTCATGGCGGGACCACGACATTCTCGATTTCGTCCACGCCAAAGCCGACCCGTCCCAACACTGGTCCACCAATTTGAGCGTGGCCATCGATGATGAGTTCATCTCGGCACTCAAGGCCGGAATCCCTCAGGCCCGAGTGGTCTTTGATGCGGTCATCGACGGCATGGTCCGAGATGGCGAGCCGGGGCTCTGGAACGAGTCCCTCGCCTCAATCGGAGAACGTGGCGATCTGTGCCCAAATCCTTGTGGAGAGATCGGCCTCGAAGCCTTCGAGCCATGTTGCCTGGGCCACATCAACTTGGCCCACTACGGCAATGACCTTCGGGGCACCGCCGAGGCAGTCCGGTTGATGACCCGCTTCCTGATCAGAGCCACCCACGCCGACATCGATGACCCCCGACAAAGGGCCGTGGTTGAACGCAACCGCCGCATCGGGGTTGGCCTCCTCGGGTATCAGGAATGGGGAGCCGCCCACGGCTACCGCTACTCCCAGATCCACGCCTCAGAACTGATGGGAGCCAAGTTGAAGATCCTTCGGGACGAAGCCAAGTCCGAGGCCCGCACCTACGCAGCGGCCCTTGGAATTCCCACCCCGATCAAGACCACCTGCGTGGCTCCGACCGGGACGGTGAGCACCCTCCCCGGTGTCACCTCGGGAATCCACCCGATCTTCAGCCGGTACTTCGTCCGCCGTGTCCGCTTCGCTGCTGACGACCCTCTACTGGAGGACCACGTCGCCGCCGGACACCACATCGAGGACGACCGCTACGCAGCGAACACCAAGGTGGTATCCCTGCCCTGCCGGGACCCGATCCTCGACCGCTACGACGGGTCCCTCGTAGAACAGGCCAACGAGATCAGCCCCGGCGATCTGCTGGCCACACAGGCATTCGTCCAACGCAACTGGGCTGACAATGCGGTCAGTTTCACCGTGAACATCACACCTGACGTGGGAAGAGGACACCTCGCCGAGGCCATCCAGCACTTCCTGCCGCAGTTGAAGGGCACCACCGCCTTTCCAGACGTGAGCCGACCGCAGAGCCCCTACGAACGCATCGATGAATCCACCTGGGCGATGGCCGCTGGGGCCGAGACCGGGCAGGTCATGGACCAGTGCGTCAACGGAGCCTGTCCCGTGAGGTGAACATGCAAAGCCAAGGCGAACGGGTCTGTTCCTTCGTGGAAAGTTTCTGCACACTTGGAGATTCATACCTCGGGGAGCCATTCGAGGTGCTCCCATTCCAGCGGGAAATCATCAACAAGATCTACGCCACAGGCGACGACGGTCGCCGCATGGTCCGCACCGCCCTCGTCGGGCTCCCGAGGAAGAATTCAAAATCGATGCTGGCCGCTGCACTGGCCGTCTATGGACTGATTGCGGACCCGGCTGATGCCGCCCCACTGGTGGTGGCCGCTGCGGGGGATAGACAGCAGGCGAGAATTGTTCACGACCAAATCAAACGCATGATCCTCTCCAGCCCGGAGTTGGCTTCGGTCGCCGAGGTGCTGCGTAATGAGATACGGGTTCCACGCAGCGGGGGCGTCTGCCGAGTGGTGAGCGCCGACGCTGGACTCCAGCAGGGGCTCAATCCCAGTCTGGTCATCTGTGATGAACTTCACATTTTTCGTAATTCTGATTTGTGGGATGCGTTGACGCTCGGGTCGGCCACAAGGAATCAACCACTGACCATCGCAATAAGTACGGCTGGGTACGACTTGGAAAGTCCTCTCGGTCGGCTGTACCGGTACGGCAGGAAAGTCGAGTCCGGTGAGATTGATGATCCGTCATTCGCCTTCATCTGGCATGGCCCTGCCGACAACGAGGAGTATGACCCCGACGACCCAGCGGTCTGGGAGAAGTTCAACCCTGCATGGGACCACTTCTTGAACCACGAAGAGTTCGCCTCAGCCCACAAGCGGACCCCGACCGCCCCGTTCGTCCGTTTCAGATTGAACGGTTGGACAGCCACTGAGAACCACTGGCTGCCTCAGGGAGTCTTTGAGGGACTGGCCTCCGAGCGCCGACTGGCACCGGGGGAAAGGGTGATCCTCGGTTTCGATGGGGCATGGATGTCGGACTCAACCGCTCTGGTCGCTGTCAGCGTGGATGAACCCCGCCACCTGGAACTTGTGAGGTGCTGGGAGAAACCCGACGACCAACATGCTCAGGGTTGGCGGACCCCGGTCCATGAGGTCAAGCAGGCCATCACCGACGCCTTCGACAAGTTCAGCGTGGTGGAACTGGCCGCCGATCCGTGGCGCTGGGAACAGACCCTCCAAGAGTTGTCCGACTTGGGCTACCCGGTGGTTGAGTTCCCGACCGGTTCTGTTCAACGCATGACCAAGGCGACCCAACTCATGTATGACGCAATCACCGACGGCCTCTTCACCCATGACGGCTCACCGCAGATGACCCGGCACTTCCGCAACTGCCATCTGAAAGAAGACGCCCGAGGCAGCCGTGTCACAAAGCAGCGCCGGGGCAGCGTCAGCAAGATCGATATTGCCGTTGCCTCACTGATCGCCTACCACCGGGCCTGTG